GTAACGCACGTTACCGGTATCGAAATCGCCGTCCATTCCAGTACTCATCGGTGTCCGCACGAAGTGCTTCAATCCGTTGGGTACATCGGTGGTGAGGAACCAGCCGTTCGTGTCGGTCAAGAAGTGGTTGATCGTGTAGCCTTCTGGGATCGAACCGTTGTTCTTGATGGCGTTGATGTCGTTGTTGTTAGTACCGACGCGGAGTTCGGTTTCCAACAGACGTGTAGCCACGAACTGGAGGTTGGGGGGAACGATGAGCTTGCGTGGGCGAGCTGCGATCAACAGATCACGTTCATCCGTCCAAGCTGCGATTTGAATGACTGCGTTTTCCAACGAAGTTTCATTCAGGTCAGCCTGGGTAGAAGGCGTGTTGCTGTTAGTTCCGCCTGATACAAGAGGATGTGATGTAGAGAACAGGGGCTGGCCGTCACCGTAAGTAACAGTAGATGCCCATCCGTTGTTCAATACTGCCGCCGCTTTCACTTGCTTCGTATAGCTCATGGCGCGGGCAAGCGCCTTGGTATAGCGAGAGCTGAGTGAATCGTACAGGTTGTCTTCGATTGCCTCTTCGGTAATCGAAAAGCCCATGGCGATTGTCTCGTGAGTGTAGCGAGCAGTCCAAGCTTCTTGTGCGTTGTCATAAGCAATCGCACTACCTTCGTTCTTGACCGGAGCGGCCGAGAATCCAGACAGCTTGGTTTCCTCTTCAAATGAGCGCTCGGAGGTCTCTGTTTCGTAGATCTCCTTGTGCTCTTCCCCATAGCGAGCATACTCAAGACCGAACAATGCGTTCAGGCCGGGGAGCAGCTCTTTCAGTAGTTGTGCGCGTGAAATAGCCATTTATGTTCCCCTTACAGTCCGGTCGGGTTGTAGTAAGCATGACCACCCAAGAAGGTAGAACCGCTAATGTTCGGCATATTGAACTTAACGATAGCTTCTGGGTAATACGTCGTGCTACTTGAAACGAATGCCGTGTCAGGCACCAAATCAACAATACGCAATGGGAGCGTATCCGTGGCCGCGGCAGAACTCAAAAGAATTGCCTGCTGCGAATCACCTGTGGTCGTGTTAAGCGTATTAGCTACAACTGCCACGTTGTTGTTGATGTTGGTGTACTGAAGACCATCGCTCGTCGAAACGACCGTGGTTCCAGTAACAACAGCACACTGGAACAACTGATCAGGATCTTCACAAACGTACGCATAGATGAAGGTGTTTGCCTTGACCGATGTGCCGCTTATCCAAGATTGTGACCATGTGGGCTGACCAGTTACCGATGAAATAAACTGGCAGCCAAGGAATACACCAGCAAACCCAGTGGTTGGGGCCGTGGTTGTTTCCGTGGTTACTGCAATGGTGCCGTCGTTAACAAACTTCACCAGGTCGCCGTATCCAATGCTTGATGCAGAAGATGCAATACGACGCTGGCGAGTTGCTCCGGCGAACACCTGACCACCGATCAAATTGATCGGCTTGAAGCCATAAGGCTTGCTGATAGTCGGGTAAGCCATTTGAGTTACTCCAAATGAGGTTTATCTCTTACCGAATCGGACCTCGGACCGTTTCTCATTAAAGAGCGGCATCCTTGGGTCGTTTTCGCGCATGAAATTTGTATCAACACTCTTCATCCAGTCATTTGCTTGCTTTAGGTAATGAGCATTACGCTGGTCTACCATCTCGATGGGAGCGCGACACAACATTAATCCACCAATCTCAATGTTGCCGGTTTGAGGTCCGGTTGCGAGCAGTGCTCGTGCGACTTCAGGATATTCTTCCCATTTGCATGGTTCAAATCCATCTTGGTGACGGCTTGATACATTCCTGGCGTCTTCCTTTCCAAGGATGGACGTTCTGACCCAGCGATGTCTCCAGCCATCTCGCGGGAGAGGATCAGGCAATGAGCTGGGCGGCTTCCATTGCTTTGGACGTTCCGTGGTTTCACGGGTCTGTGCTTCTCTGGATTCGCGGCTCATAACTTTCCTTCCATGCGTAGTTTTGCCAATTCCATGGCGTATTTTTCAAGCGGCACTCCAATCCTTCGGGCGGCTGCTGCTTCCGAGGCTGTCAGCTTCAATTTTTTAGGTGGCGAGCTGCGCGTTGCCGGGGCAACCACCGAGGCAGGACGTCTTGGCTTTTCGTCTGGTTCGTCCTGTTCACCAAACTTCTCAGGAAACTTTTCCTTTATGCGAGAGTTGATCTTCTCGTAATACTCGTCCGTGAGTGCATATTGTTCGCCATATTCCCGGGTAAGCTTTTTATGCAGGCCCATGGCAAAAAACGTCATCTCATCGTCAACACCTGGATCGCCTGATTGCCCGAACCAAGGATTATCTTGTTTCCAGCGCTCTGCTTTCCGGTCTTGGTAAGTGGGTTGATTATAAGCAGGAGTTTGCTCAGATGGCAACTGTGGTGTTTGTTCAGCCGCAGGAGGCTTAAAATTCTTCACCCGATCGGCCTTCATCATCGCTACATTCAAAGCCTTTTGGGCATTTAAAATGCGCTCTGAATCTTGGCTTTCCAGTGCCTCTTTATATAAACGCTCTGCCTCCGTTAATTCTTTCTCAGTGGCAAACTGCATCGTTTTTATTAACGTTGATTCGCCCGTCGTAAGCTTCTCTTTCAGCTTTGCATTCTCATCAGCGATCTGTTTAGCATAGGCAATTGCAGCCTCTCGCTCTCGCTGCGCCTCTTCCTTGGCGCGACGCTCATCGTGATAACCGTGCTTTAAATGCTGAATGCGCTTTTTGACATTCTCTGAATACTGCTTGATTTCATCATCAGGTATCTCTGATGGATCAGACTTCAATGGTGTTGCATTACGGTCTTGCTCGGGCGTGTCATCCACAATTTCTATTTCTGTAGATCCTTCACCCTCTACCTCTACCTCATAATTTTCTGCCATAACAGCTCCTTTATGCGCGACTGTATCCGCGTGGGTCTTGCACAACACCCTCTACGGTGTCGTCGTTTATAAGCCTAAATTCCCGGCCATGTATTTTGAATCGCGTACCTGAATACCCTCTTACCAAAATAAAATCCCCTTCTTTGCACCAAGGACCCGTGGGGAATTTTGATTGGTCTTTGTAACAATCCGGCCCTTGTTTTAAAACAAACAAAACTACGGTACTAAACTCCTCTAATTTTGTTAGTGCATCGGGTTTTAAAATACCGTTGGCAAATTTATCCTCTACCTCGGGTAAAGCGCATAACATCCTATAGCCCGTAGGCTCAGGTAGTTGCGTTGCTTCCTGCTGAGTATCCTCAGTAACTTCAGTCATTATCGTCCTTCATACGATTGGCAAGGTCTTCGTTGATGCGTCTTGCAACCATAAGACCTTGAATCTGGCCGCAGACGAATTTGTATTCATCAAAGCTTTTTATGCTCCCTTGCGAGAGTTGTTCTTCTAAATACTTAATCTGTTTATTTATCTCTAGCTCAATAGCTTCATCGTAATTCATTTGCCGACCCTTGATCTGTCATGCTGAATATCTGCCGCCTTATCAATCATCTTGGCCGCAATATTCTGCTCTGCTATTTGATTCATGCTTTGAATCCTTTGCTGCTCTAGCATAACTTTGTCTTGCTGGGCCTTGGCTTTCAACATAATGTCAGCCTGATCCTTTGCCGCTTCCCTTGCTTCACGCTGCTGCTTTAGTTGCAGCTCCGCTTGCTGCATCTGTATCAACGGATCTTGAGCCTGCTGCTGAGCCTGCATCTGCTGGGCTTCAGCCATGTGCTGTTGCAATAGCTGCTGGGCGCCGCGTGCTGCAAGTCTTGATATTTCCACCTCAAAATCTTCGGGCAACGGCGTATCAGGTGGTGGCAGCGGTACACCTAGTTGCTGCTCAAGCTGTTTGCGGTACAAAAATGCCATGTGCTCATTAATGTGGGCCATAGCTGCCGCCATCATTTGACCGCCCATGGGATTTTGCTGCACTTGCTGCCGCAAAACAGGGTCCTGCGTCGCTGCTATATGGACAGCCAAATGCGCTTCATGGTCTTGGTAAATGAATGCCTTAACAGGTTGCATGTTAAGAATGGCCATGTTTTCAGACACGGGATCTCTCGGCTGCTCTGCCTTGGCTGCCGGTATTAGCTTGTCAATGTTTTTGATGCCTAGCACTTCCAACATCCGCTTGTGCAACTCTGGCATGTCATAGATCTGGGGGGCCTGAGCAGCAAGCTGCAACACAGCTTGATATTGCGTTACCCGTTGGGCAAGTGTTGTTGCATTAGGATCTGATACAGGGATTACATCCACCATATCGTAATCAGCTTGTTTAACTAACCGGCCGCCTGGCGCATCAACATCATAGCTATATTCAGTTGGTGTGTAGTCCCTAATAATGGCTGCAAGTAGTTTGAACTCCTGCCGCATAGAGTAATGAAGCCTTGCTTGTACAGCAGACATTACTTTTAATGTCCGCTCCAGCACTGCAAGCGTCGTACCAACCGGCGTATTCGCGGACAAGTCCGAAATCTGCATATCAGCCGTCGCAGCAAAACGTCGGCCTTCTGCAACAATTGTTTGTAGCAACTGGTAAAGAACCTGACTTGGCTCTTTATAAGGAAGCGGTAGGATGTTGTCCCTTATAGATCCAGAAGGCACATCAACATCTCTGAACTCCCCCGGGCTAATCGGTGTGTCATCACCCTTGACTCTCAGCCCTCGTGATTTCAAGCCGCCGGGTAAATTGGATAACGTGCCAGCATCAACAAGCTGACGAATTAATGAAGTGCCCGACTTAGCAAAAGCACCAACCAAATGAATCAAGCCAAACCCGTAAAAGCCAAAACCTGGGATGTAGATGTAATGCGTATAGTGCATACGCTTAAGCTTTAACGGATCATCGGCATACCAGTTTCTACGGATAGCCAGTATCTTGCTTGTACCCTTGTCGATGGTTACAACATAGGGTAGGGCAATACCTGTAGGACCGTTTTTGTCTGAATCTTCAAAACCTGGCAGGTCAAGGTCTACACACATTTCAAGAATGCGGTAGCGATCGTCCATGGTGGCCGACATACCCTGCTCTTCCGCCTTGCGCTTTTCAATATCATCCAGCGCCGTTGTGGGTTCGCCTAGATCAATATCACGCCATAGCCCTGCATGCTGTAATTTGCGTACTTCGTTTTCTGTCTTACGCATAATGTGCGTAATGCGCTCAGCGTGTCGCAAGTCCGTAGCGCCAAAAGGCACCACAATATCTTCAGCAGGAATAAAGATAGCAACCGGCCGGCCTTGTGATGGATCGTAGTAAACCTTTTTAAATGCCGATCCTGCCAAGGCTAACGACCAAAGCATCTTTTCATGCTCTGGTCTGTACTCTGGCATCTCTTCGGTTAGACGATAATTCATATCGTCCTTCACCCTTTCTGCCGCATCCTCTTTCTCTTTGGTCAATGACCCAATAATCTGTGTCTTGACCGGCCCCGATGCGGGGAATGTTTCCATGATGGATTCAGCTTGGAACCTTACAGCCGCTTCTGATAGCAGTGGATAAAAAACACCACACGCCCCGGGCCATGGTTCTGTTCGATCTTCGTATTTAAGGCCTAATAATTTCAGACCATCAACATACGTATCTACCCATTCTTTCCTTGCCGATTGATCGGTTTCAAAATCTTGTAGTAAATCGCCGGCAATCGATTGAAGCTCCCTGTCATCCATGTATTCCGCAAGGTTTGCATCATGCTCTTCGGGCTGATCACGCTCTGCTTCAAATATGATTTCAACGCCATCGGCGCTAATTGACAGGCTTTCTGGGTCTTCAATTTCAATCTCCACTTCCGTGGGTTGTTCCATGGCGGCATCAAGACCTAATGGCGCAGGATAAAGTGCAGGTTCCATCTTGGCTCCTAGTAATAAGCAACCTTGCGCCGGTAAATCGGCTCGCGGTCTTCATCATCTGATTGCAGGTTTAAAAACCCGCCCGTCCTAAAGCGTAATAAGGCTTGGGTCATTGAATCCACGAGGTCATCATGCTCCCCAGAAGGGAAAGCTGCTACCTCTTCAATCAACTCATCAGCGAATTTGCGCTCCGGCACCCATATACGCCCCGACGCAAACAAATCCGATACGGCATTTAACCTCACAATCTTGTCATTTCCCTTGGTTGGGCTGTATTCACTGACCGGTATACCCATCCGCCGGAGCTCAAAGACCAACGGACTTCCTGCTGCCTTAGCTTCAACCAGAAATACATCCGGTTCCCACTCGCGGTAGGTTTCATAAGCCTTCTGCTTAAGCTCTGGGAATTCATATCGGTCCTTAAACGCATCCAGCAAGATGATATTCGTTTCTCCTTCCTCTGTCGTCCACACACCCCAGGTCGTACAAGCAGAAAAGTCAGCCCTATTGTGCTTAAGAAACGCCGTATCCCAACTCTGGATCACAAAATCACATGGCGGCGGCCTATCTGACTCCCACCTTTTCCACCATTCACGCTTAACAATCGCACCTTCTTCTGCCGTCGGCTGCTGCTGGTACTGAGCATTCCATTTACCTACCGGCAACTCCTCTTTAAGCGCTAATAACTCCTCTAACTTCCAAAACTCAGGCCAAACCGGCTTACCTGACGGCA